ACAACCTGATCCTGCCTTCTCAAAGGAGTAGACATAGGGTAGACCAATGTATGTAGCCACATGGACATCGACATCGGTAAAGATTAGATTGATACCGCGCACGCGCTTACCGCACTTGATTGAGCCGACAGAGTTGATCTCAAAGTCACCCGCCTGATTCGTTGCGGATGGTGTCCAGACTGTGTTGTTTTCTTGGTCACACCAAGATACTTTGCGTGGATTGCCTGACGCGCCAAGTCCAAAGACAAAGCGCTCTGCCGTTGTCATCACAGCCTCGCAGCTCGTTGGCGCGTTAGTGATAGCAACAGCCTTTGTTGGCGTGGTAAAGCCTAACTGCCACTCAAGGAGTTGACCATCGGCACTAGAACACGCCACCAGATACTCGCCCCATGAGTCCATCGACCAAGTAGTCGCTGGAATGATTGCACCTAAGTCTGGACGCGCCACACCGTAGGCAGAAGAGCCGTAAGTGCCGTAGCCGTAACCAGTCTTTAGCGTTGCGTCTGTGATGCCAGATGTGAATGTCGTAGGCGTGATGTCCTTCAAGACTCCACCCTCGCTCATGGCGTAGAGCTTTGTAGGCGTGCCAGCAGCAATGTAGCGTTCATCGGAGTTAGTACGCCAAGTGAGCATTCCACGGCTGACACCAGTCATTTGTGAGGTTGAGCGCTTACGCCACCCGCCCCAAGGTCTCAATGTGTTCTCAAACCAACGCACAAGGTTTGAGTCATACCAGCGCCCCGCAGACTGGTACTCAGTACCGTTGCGGTAAACGCCAGCAGGGATTTTGATTGGTACGAGTGCCATAGGGTCTAATTATGCTGAAAGATTGGAGACAAAGGTAACCGTCGCAATGACTGACGGTATCGCTGGTCTTGTTGGCGTGGAGCTGGTAGCAAAGTGCTCTATGCTGACCCCTACATCTGAAGGTCTCCACATGATCTCAATATAGTCGTTTGTTTCCATGCTTACAAAGAAGTTCATGGCAGAGATTAAGTGCGAAGGGTCTCCAGAGCTTTTTCTAGCTGGTAATCCAAATCTAGAGTTTGAATTGTCAATGTTTGTGCCGTTCTTTTTAAACCACACATCTACATCTTGTGTGTCGTTAGTGGTGTTTTTAAACTGCACGCTGAATTGAATGTTATAAATTCCAGACTGAGACACATTAAGCCTTGACGAGTTAGACAAGGTTACGCCATTGTTGAAGTCAGTTGTGTCGAAGGTTATGGCGTAGGCAGTCGTCGTATTGGCTGCCACCTGATCGGTTGAGTCTTGGAATGCCCCGTAAGGCATATTGATAAACCTACCACCCCGCGGTGACGCAATGGATTGCAAGGCATTTGTCAACTTCAAGAAGAAGGTGCGCAATGCACCATTCGTCTGCGCAACAGTCAGACGGTCATACCTTTCCTGCGGGTTAGGCAGATCAGGTACAGCAGGAGTCTGGAGCTGCTGGTAGAAGTTCGTCATAGAGCCTTGTTGTACTCTTCTTGCGTCAACAAGCCGACTGCATATTTGTTTTGCGGTCTAAAGATGGTGAGCTTCTGTCCACGCATCTCAGGCGCAAAGGAGATATGAGTCCAGCTTGCATACTCGTGAATCATCTGGTCAAACTTGATACCAGCAGCCTCGATAGCCTTACAGACCGCCAAAGGATTTCCAAAGTCTTTACAGGTGAAGTCGATAGCCCAACCGTCCATGTGTGAGCTGATCTTCGATCCACCCACAGCGACATTGACTTCTGGAAGACGCAACCAAGAATTTACATGAATTGACTTACCCAACAATGCGCGAATCTTCTCCATGCCAGCAGCAGCCACCTTCATGTTTTCTAACTGTTGTGGTGACGGCTGGTTGTTGATACCCAAACGGGTTGCGGTATCGGAGTGCGTCGCCTCTTCTAATGAAAAATGTTCACTTAGTTGCATCATCTTCTCCCACAATGGCTTTTGCAATGGCTGCCGATGCCTTGCGTCCTGAGATACCGCCCATAGTGCCTACGCCCATGAACGCAATGGCTTTCAAGATTTCAAGGAATACACCGTCAATCGGTGCGAGTTCTGGGTCTTGCTTCTCAAACCCGATCAGGTACAAGACACCAAACGCAATGCCAAGCACCATGATGGTGATCGACTTGACGACGAAAGCCCAGACTTGGACTTCCACCTCTTCCACCGTCAGTTGTGGACGGTTAACCCTAGCCAGCATCAGTTGTTTTAACAGTTCAATCATTTCACACCTTTCATCATTTCTTCAGTTTTAGCCTTGCTACCAGCAGAACTACCGCGATGGAAGTTCACCACCGTACCCGTCAGAGTCCACAACGATCCTAGAGCCGTGAAAGCCATCGACTTGTTTTGCTCTGGTACGCCAACAATAAACACCACAAAGGTCATGGTGAGAGCGCCAGCAATGATTGATGTGTCTATTACATAGGCAATATTCTTTGCTAACCAAGACGCTGTGGCAGAGTTCTGTATCTCTGAATTCATCTTCCTTGCGTCGGCAGTATTGGCTGCATCAATCTTCGCCATCTCCAGCTCAAGCTCTGCTATCTTTTCAGCAGCCTTTGGATCACCAGCGATAGCTTTAGCCACAGCATCAACACTATCAGACACGCCAAACTTACTAGCCAAAGCGGTAACAGCAGAAGCACCCATAGGACCAGCGACAGCCATTGCCAGCGTGGGTGCGACACCCTTGAGAAGATTGAGTAAGTCATTCATTGCTCTGCCTTTCCATTAACCTTAATTGTCGGTTTATTTGTCTTTCTTTTTTCTCCAACCTAATCTCGGCTTTTTGTATCTTGATCCACATACTAATCAAGACTGGCGTGATGATTAAGACAATCGTCAGCATTACACACACAAGGATCAGAATGCTTCGATAAATGAATTTATCCATACTGCGTATAGCCAAGAAACTACGAGCAGCGTGATAAACAATCCCATGCCAAGCTCAATCTTTTCTTGTCTGAACCTTTCTTGTCTGTAAGCCTCTATCTGTCTCCTAATTCTAATTTGTTCCTTGCGTTTTTGTTGTTCTGCTTGAACCTTGGAGTAGATGCTGTTGTAGTTCTCCCAGAGTGGTCCGAGCTGATAAGGCACATTCGCACCCCTCATCATTCCACTCAACTTGACATATGACTGGTCTAGTTCGTTTTTGTAAACAGAGAGTTCCAGAATCGTCTCAGGGTCTGGGTCACTACTTGCAAATACTTCTTCATATTTGATTTCCACATACTCGGTTAACTCCTTGTGGTGTCTAAAAAAAGCACCTAAGTGCTTAATGAATTGCTGGACGATCTCGGCTTCATTAGGAATGTGGGTTGTATAGACTTCCTTCTTTTTCGCCACAGGCTTATGCTCTGTGGCTGCTGGCTTGGACTCGGCTGGCTTTGAGCCACCAAATAATCCGCTAAAGAATCCCCATATCCCTTTGACTTCCTTTGCGATTGCTTGGGCATCATCGGTTGCCTTCTTTATCTTCTGTACAGCGACCTTGCCCTGAGACAAGGCATCGCAGCAGTAAGTGATCCCGTCATAAGCCAGTTGCATTGCCTTGAAAGCAGCGCCAATGGTAATGGGATCAAACACATCACTTCTTTATGTCTTTATAAATCTGGTAGCACTTATGGCAGATCATCAAGACGGTGTAGATCAGAGTCGCCCATATCAATATCTCGCTGACCTGATAGCCAGCAACAGTTGCAAGGGATACTCCGACTGGCGGTGCTGCCTTAGTAATTAGCGCAGCAGCTCCTTCAGTTGTGTGCTCGTTTGTCACGCTGTTACCTCAACCCAAGCCAATGTAGCCTCGTTCCAAGAGTAACGCTTGCCGTCAGTAGGCATTGGAGTTGGCGCAGACCACAGACAAGTCTCCTCGCTCATCGTCCATGATGGATATGGCTGTGGAGGGATAAAGGCATCACGACCAGAGTCATAGGTGTAACCAATACCCGCGTAGTTCTTACGCAAAGGTGTACCGCCATTAGCGTGTTGACCGCCATGCGTGTTATATGAAGTTTGCACCCATCCGTGACCAAAGATGCCAGAGTCAATGACATCTTGTTCTGCCACTATGACTTGAACTACTAACCCGTTTTCTACTTTTGCAAAGTGTGACAATTTTTTCTCCTTAGAAGGTAATTGAACCTGATGAATTGAATGTGTAGATGTAGTTACCACCACTTGTTGTAAATGTTGGTGAACCAGTTGTGGCAGATGCAGGACGATATGAGGTTGAGTAAGCAATGATTACAACACCAGAGCCACCACTTGCGCCTGTACTACTAATGCTTGTTCCAAAGCCACCGCCACCTCCACCGCCACCAGTGTTTACAGTGCCGTCCGCAGGAGTTAAACGGTTTGTACCAGCACCACCACCGCCTCCACCAGAACCTCCAGAACCGCCTGTGCCAGCATCAAATGCACGATTTCCACCGCCACCACCGCCAGCATAGGTTACAGATGAACCAGATATTGAAGAAGATGAGCCGCTACCGCCATTTGCACCGCTTCCAGAGCCTGTGCTACTTCCGCTACTACCAGCACCGCCACCGCCAGAGCCACCCGATAAAACTGAAGTAGCACCACCACCAGCACTACCTTGTCCAGATGTGGCAGAGCCTCCAGAACTAGAACCTGTTGTTCCAGAAGTACCGCCACCTCCACCACCAGAACCACCCGTTCCACCAGTTCCACCATCATATAAACCGCCAGCACCACCGCCTGTTGCAGTAACAGATGAGAAAACAGAATTTCCACCTTGTGTGGCAGATGCGCCACCGCTTCCAATAGTTACTGTGTAAGCCGTTCCAGAGTTGACGGAAAGAGTAGATGTTAAATATCCACCCGCACCACCACCACCACCAGCCAAATTACCACCGCCACCGCCAGCAGCAACAACTAGATAACTAACCGATGAAGGTGCTTGACC